TTCTCTAAAACCTCCTGCTCCACCACCACCAGCTTGTGAATTAGGGCCACCACTTCCACCACCAGCAATAACCATATAATCTACTACAGTAGAACCCGATGGGTTTCCTACTCTTGTTACATTGAAAATACCTGGACCGTTAAAAGTATGAATTTTAAAATCACCACAAATAGTTTCTTCTCCACCTGATGCTTGGATAAAACCAGGACCATAAGTTCCTGCATCAGAATTAATAGATTTCCAACCTTGAGTTCCATCTATATAAATAAATGTTACCGCTAAATTATTTTCATCTAATATTCCATCTTGTGCAACTCCATCAATATTTGAGCTATTTCTAGCAACAGTTACTTTGTTGTCAACAAAAGTTCCTGCATAATCTTTAACAGCTACAATATCACCTGCACTTGGTGATGAAGGGAGTGTTACGGTAATCGCTCCTGAAGTTGTATTTACAAAATATCCTTCTCCTGCTGCTGCAGTAAAATTAGCTGTTTTAATACTTCCTGTTTGCCAACTTACAGATCCACCTGCTGCAGGATCCTGAAAACTAGGTACCGCACCTGCTCCTGCACTCGTTAAAACTTGTCCCGCATTTCCTGTGGCAACAGCAACTGGATTTCCTGAAGCATCATATGAAATAATATTTCCATCTGTGCCTGGAGCCATTTTTGCTAAAGTTACTGCATCATCAGCTATGTGTGCAGTTCCGATAGTACCACCTAAAGTATCTAAAGAAATTTCTTTTAAATTTGTTCCATCAGAATATGCAGCGTAAATTTTTGCAGCGTCTAATGTAAAACCAGTTCCTGATGCAGTTTTAATTGTAAGGTTACTTGGATTAGTTAAACCTGTTGCATCAAATATATAAAATTTTTCTATTGAATCTGGGATTGTACAAATTGTGCTTGCTGCGATTGTAGCTGTAGCAAATTTGATTACCATATTTCTAGCATTAGAAATAGTTTTATCAGTCATGGCAAGAGCTAAAGTTCCACCACTTGAAAGTGTTACTTGCTCAAAACCTGCGATTGCTTGTTGAATTAAATTTAAGTTATTATTTGTATTATCACCCCATGTACCAGCGTTTTCACCGGTTACCATAAGTTCTAGTTTTAAATCTGTCGAAAAACTTGATGCCATAATTTTTTATCCTTTTTAAATATTACAATTTTATTTCCATTAGGCTGCCTTGTCAACTACTGTCCAAGTTGGAGTTGCTCCAGAGTCAACTAGTTCCCATGCATTTAATCCTATTATACCTTGTGTAAAGGTGCTTGTCACTCCTGTTGGCGAGACAAGGGCAGAAGTCCCTGCTACAACACCCTGTAAAGTAGTAGACATTGCAATTCCTGTCAAATCTACTTGTGTATTAGGCACTGCATCTTCATTACCTAAAGCCATACTTAAAGCTATTCCTGAAAGTGTTAAATTTGCATCTGCAGACACAACTTCAACTCCTAATGATATAGTTGCTTGTACACCTGTAAGTGCTGTATCTGGAGCTGGATCTACTGTTCCTGAAGATGTAGACATTCCCATGTCGACACTAGCTTGATTCCATTTTTGTTGACCCCATCCAATACTTTGACCCCAACCTGGAACACTTAAAGGAGTTAAGAGAACATTTACAGAAATATCAGTACTTTCATTACCAAGGCTAATACTAGAAGTAACTCCTGTTGGAGTACAAGTAATCCAATCACCTTCTGCACCCCAAACTTCTGTTCCCCATGCATCTCTACCCCAACCTTGTTCATTTTGACCTTCTGCTGTTCCAAGACTTGCAGTTAATAATTGCGAAGTAGGAAATACATCAGTTCTATCTGCTACTGATCCAACTGTACTAGTAATTGCAAGACCTGTTTGGAAAATTTCTGTTGCTGTTTTAGTGCTTACGGTTCCAACATTTGTACCTAACTGTTGTCCTGTTTCGGGAACTTGTTGACCAATTGCAACACCTGGAACAAAAGGACCACCCCATTCTGTAGTTGAAGCATTCCATGTGCTTGTACCCCAAGCTTCTTTTGCACCAAAACCAATTGTTAAATCAAGACCTGTAAGAACAGCGTCTATTGAAGATTCGCCCCAATTTTCAAAACCCCATGTATCAGAACCCCAACCTTGTTCAGGAAATGCTTCTGCAGTTCCTAAAGAAGTAGCTAAAGTTACAGCAGTAGGAGATATAAAAACTTCATCTTGATTACCCCAAGAATTAAAGTTCCATGCTAATGCTCCCCAAGTTTCTTGTGTAATATCAAATATACCACCCATGCCAATTCCATGGACATAACATAAATAATAAAAATCGGTTTCAGAAGATGGTGTTACTTCAACATATCGTGTTGTTGCAGCGTTAAAAGTTGTTGTGTTTATGTAGTTTGCGTAGTTTGATGCACCATCTAAATAATAAGTTACACCAGATGTAAGATATTGATCTCTACTTGTAGTTGTAGAAAAAATTAATGGGTGGCCATCATTTGAAGCATCACTTTGATCAAATCTTAAAGTAGCTCCGTTTACCCAATTAACGGTTCCAGGACCTGTAGAGTTTCTAGCACCATCTAAATAAAAGACGTTGCCTGTTCCTCCGCCATAAAGGTTACCCGATGCTACGGTAACGGTGTAAGTTTGTTGTGCCATAACACCGGGTTCCTATTTATGCGATTCTTAATATAGCTGACGAACTTGTAAAGTTTGGAAATTGAATTGTAAATGTTCCAGAAGTTGCAGTTTTATCAGCACCAAAATCTAGAGCACATACTGCTTTGTTCGCTTCAGTAGAGTTATAAATTAAAGCACCTCTTGCTGTTAATGTAACACCTGTAAAAGATAAATCTGCAAAGTCAACAATCGCAACACCACCTGTCGCTAGTGAAGTTTGTTGAGATGCTAAAGTTCCACCTTTTGCTGCATACGCACCAGAAGCAGATACTTCTCCTCCTGTTATGTAAGCTGTAGTTGCTGCATTGATAGTTGCTGTTGATTTGTATAATGCTAATTTAAAAACATCACCACCATTTTCTAAATCGTGGACTCCCTCAAGAAGTTCTTTCTTAAAGCTATTGCATACTGCTTGTGTAATTGCCATGTTATTTTCTCCTTATAAAATTATTCATTAGGTGAAGGCGAAGGAATTTTTACCCTCGGTACTCCATCTGTATACTCATCTCTACGTCTTCTGCCCATTTGCTCTAACGCAAAACTTTGTATAGCTACATTATACTTGTCTGAATAGATTTTGTACATATCCATTGGTCCTTTTAAAAATTCATATGCTTGAACCATAACTGCGTTAAATAGTAGATCTTGAGCATTTTTTGAAAGGTAAGTTTCGGTATTTGTAGATGTTAAAGCATCAGGTGAGTATATATAACTTAACTGAACTTTATATTGAGCATCTGGTGCAGGAGCCATTATTACAGTTGTTTCTTTCCAGTTAGCATAATATTTTGGTACTCCTGTAGCTCCTGTTGCGTTAAATTCAAAAATAAAACTTGTGTCTCTTTTGTCTAAATATTCTTTTGTTGTTGGTGTTTGAGTAGAATCAAATACTAAAAAAGATCTAACTATAATTGAAGTTCGAGATGCTGTAGTAGCCGCCGCCGCAGGTAAATCTAAATATGGTGAATTTATATTTAAATTTGCTGTTGCATATTCTCTTGTATAGTCAGCATCAACTTCACGAAAGATACGTTGTTCTGCATCTCTTATCATACTTTGAACAATTGCATCTGTTAAAACTGATGATCCAACTTCTGTATAATCTCTTACTTTTTGTACTAATTCTGCAAATGTCATGATATTGTAATTGTAACACTCCCTAAGCTACCTCGTAACTCTCTTTTGTTATTTTCTTCATTTGCATCCGTAGATGGTTGCATATTATTACTAGTAAATTGACCTGGCCAAAGAGCAGGGTCTAAATAAACTACTACAGGTGCAGACCTTTGTGGCCTTGCATTATATAGAGCTTCAGGATCTGCTCGATGTGGTTTTGGATCTAATTGTGGAGATTTTTTTTCAAATTCAGATATATGAACTAAAGAACCATTCCACTCTTTAACCATTTCTCTGTAAGGAAATTCTTGTCCAGATCTGTCAGATATTGACTTTGCGTATTTACCTCTTGCGTATGCCATAGTTAACCCTGTGGATAATAAACATTAGGAGAAATATAAACCGATGTTCTTTGTCCATCTTCTTCTAATGCTCTTTTTAGTTCATCTTCATATAATAATTTCAATGCTTGAATTCTATCTGGTGCAATTTTTTGTGATAAATAAAAAGCTAATCCAGATACCATACATGGAAAAAATCTAAAAGGCATATCAGCTGTATTAGTGTAGGCACCTACATCTTCAATTCTTGCAAGATAATAATAAAATATATTAGTCACTGCGCTCGTATCAGGAGCCAGATATAAACTAATAGTTGGTGTTAATTGTCTATCAACATAATACTGAGAAGGTGTTCCTGCTTGTGTTTTATTTGGAATAGCAATGTACTCAGATCTTGAAATTTTAGTTAAAGTTTCTGTTTTAGATTTTACTTTCCAGAGATTAATTCCTCTGTTACCCCATTCAGAAAATAAGAGATTAAGACTTCTCCGTGCAGATTTAAGATCATACCCAGAATTAGTTCTTACACCACATCTTTCATAAGCTTCTTCAATGACGTCATCAATTGATGGATTAAAAGTTGTAGTTCCTGAACTCGCCATTTCATCCTTACGCTAATATTTTTTCTTGTAAATGTTTAGGTAGATTTTTTTGTTTACCAATTAGCTTTCCTGTTTTTGCCATTGTTGGTTTCTTTTTCACAGAGCCACCGCCCATGTATTTATTCATTCCACCACCCATTTTACCTTGTACTTTTATTCTTCCGTTTTTCATATTATTTTACTCCTTTAAAATCTCCTCCCTTGATAGCGATACCCATACCACCACAAGAGAATTTTTTTACAGTTGGAAAAGTTCCAAGAACTTTTTTATATTCTTTAGACTTTGGAAGGTTTGATTTTTTCTTAGTCATCTCTTTCAATGCTTTCAAATATGCTTTATAATCTTTTGCTTCTTCCATAGTTTCTCCTTAATAATCTATCATACCACCATAGTATAATTTAGTAAATGCACCTTTTGATGCAAAAGTCTTTACATTTGTTGGTTTTCCACCAACTCCTTGAGCTCTACTTCTTTTCCTTACAACGGCACTCCGCTTCTGTGAGTCTGTCATCCTTGCTGCTTTGGCAGCAGGGACGCACTTTGGATACTTTCGTTTTTTGTCCGCTTTTAGTTTTGAACGACCACAAGGTGCGTACGAACCATCTTTTCGTTTGCTCCCAATATCTACCCATTTTTGTGAAAACCATT